CCGGACATTCAGTTTATTCTGGCATTAACCTGGAAACACAAAATAAAATTAATAAGAAGTATAAATTTACTAGTTTATTCGTTTTTTATTTAGTAAAAATAGCATTACCACGCAGATTAGTTACTAATTATTTGTTTTATCGCCCAGCAAGAAGAATGCAGTTCGAACATGTACATTGTCCACGCCATCGAGAAGAATGTGGTATTTTATGTCGATCAACTGTACCTACAGTAAAAGAGTTGTTTATTTGTCAAAAGGATTTTACTACTAGAGATGATATGTATGCTTATGTATATGCATTTTTTGTTTCTCATTATTCAGTTAAGACTGTTAGTGGGAATACAGTGGTAACAGAACATCCTATAAATATGACAGCATTTTATAATTTTATGAAAGACTATTATACTCCAGCCTCTCAAATACCTCTTAGAGCCGTTACTGCTCATCGTAATGAGTTACGACCTTCTGAAGATAAGTTACATTCTATAGTTGATACAATATCTCAGATAGCAGACAAAGTGGTAGCTGATAATCTTTGTCTAAAGCAAAACAAAGTTATGGGAGGATTAGAGAAGTTGTGTCTTCAGAGAGTCTCAGCGAATTTTATCTTAACGCAGAAAGTTAAAACAGTTAATGGAGATATGCCTCTTTACGTTTTTTCAACTAATGATATAAGTATTCCTAAGCAACTTAGGTTGCTGAAAGAGTTTTCATTTGATTCAGCGCAGAGAGGTCCTACTTATGCAAAGATACAAAAGATGATTCCTGGAGCATTAAGCTCATTATTTATGCATTTAAAAACCAAGAAGTATTATGGAACTTTACGTTTTCGATATACTTATAAAATGCTTCCTGGTATGATTAAATATGGGACTTCAGGAGGGATATCTAATACTCCTTCCGCATCCTACTCAGATGGTGAGACTAAAATTTCTATAGTAAACTATGGAAAGAAATTACATTTGTTTGAAGCTGCAGCTCGTGAATTACATAAAATTATTTATTCTTGCGCGACGGAACAAGAAATAGAAGATATAATTAATAACTTTTTACCTTTAAATGTTACTAAATGGAAGAAGGAGATTAGGTTGCTGTATGAGAAGAAGTTCTCAGATCTCTTTCTTTCGTTACAAAAGGCGAGAGAGTTCTTTATACCTAGTGTTACGTTAACGTTATTGTCAGAACTGCTACATAAAGATCGAATGTTGTTGGAGAGGGGAGCTATGATAGCTATTGGTTGTTCAGCTTGGAATGGTGGATGGTACCAGTTAGCTGTTTATCTTAACTATCTCATGCCTGGCATGATTTGGGTTGATGGAGATATTACAGCTTTAGATAAGCATATTACGGATTGGCAATTATATCTGTATCTTGCTTCTGGTGCACGATATTATAATTGGGCTGGTATGAATGGATCTCAGAGAAAATTGCTCAAGAGACTTTATACTTTATTGTTGTATCATGTAACTAATAAGATCACTTTACAACCAGGTACTATTTGGCGTATTATTAGAGGAGTTATGTACTCAGGAGGAAAAGAAACTTCGCATGGAGATTCTTGGATCATGGGTCTTATTTTCTTTTTATATGTGGAATATGTTAAAATGTGTTATCCGCACGCTGCTCCTTATATTCATCGATGTTTGGTTGCGGGTTTTATTGCTATAATTATCTATGGTGATGATCATGTATGGTGTTTCCCTAAGGTTCTTAGGGGAATGTTGGGTGCAAATTCCTTTGCTCAATTTTTAAAAGAATTTATGGGTATGGAATTGCGTGATTATAAAGAATATGAGAAATTTTTATCAGAAGTTAATCACAATACGGGAGTAATGACCTATCAGGGGCCTAAGTTTTTAAAACGTTATTTTATTGCAAATTTTTTAGGTCCTGATTGTGCTCCTGTATTACCTTTTAAACCACATGTAGAATCCATGGTTCGATTATGTGCAGTAACTGAAGAAGAAGGCGTTTTGGGTGCTATACTTAAATCTGTAGGACAAATGTGGGATACAATGGGAACCAATTTAGTGGCTTATGAAGCTTGTAAGGCTGTTTATGAATATGTCAAGTCACTGAGTCCATTGACACCCCTTCAGATTTATCATGAATGGTTAAACGATCGTAGTAAGTATCCATTTATTAAATCGATTATAAAAAAAACGAGAATGACTGCAGAGGAGATTTTTGAATCTTATCCCACTCTAGAGATGTTACAGAGACGACATAGATGGGTTCCCGGTATGTGCAATAACCATGTACATATAGAAAGGGTTGGAG